GCGGTAGTGGCATCGTCGATCGTGGAAGGCAAGCTCTGGCCCTGGGCGTTGATGGCCCGGATGCGGTAATGGCGCGTGGTATTTCCCAAGAGCCCGGTATGGCTGTAGCTCGTGGTCGTAGTGCCGGTGTTCGCTACAAGATCGGTAAATGCGGCTCCCCCGTCGGTAGAGACCCGGATGCGGTAGCCGGTCACAGGACTGCCGCCATCGCTAGTGGGCGCGGTCCACGACAAGTTGATGGCGGTCGGACCATTGGCCGTGGCCATGAGCGCGGTCGGATCACTGGGGATGGTCAACGTACTTGCATCCACGGTGGTGGCATTGGCGGATAGAGAGAAGGTCCCCATGCCCTGGGCATTGATGGCACGCACCCGATAATAGCGCGTACTCGCTGGATCCAAACCCCGGTGGCGATAGGTCCGGTCGGTGCCCGTGTGCGCAGGGCTGACACCGGCCCATCCCGTTGTGCCATCGGTGGAGACCTCTAAAAAATAGCCTGTGATGGCGCTGCCCCCGGTATTGGCAGGCGTAGCCCAGGTCAGCTCCATCAGCGTGCGCCCGCTTGGGGTAGCAAGCAGGCCCGTCGGATCACTGGGCACGGTCATGGTACTGCTATTGACGGTCGTACCACTCGCCGCTGCACTGGCGGCGCCGGTGCCCTGGCCATTGATCGCGCTTACCCGGTAGTGGCGCGTCGTATTGGCACTGAGTCCCCGGTGGATGTAGGTGGTTGCCGTGGTATTGGCAACTAGATCGGTCCAGTTGCTGGTTCCATTGGGCGATACCTCAATCTTATAGCCGGTGATGGCGCTCCCCCCGTCATCGCTGGGCGCGGCCCAGTTTACGAGCAGAATCGTGCGCCCACTGGCGGTGATCGTCAGCGCCGTCGGCGCATCGGGGGCCATGAGCCCTTCGGTGGTCGCATCATCGGTATTGGAGACAGCACTCTCGCCTATGCTATTGCTGGCATAGACCCGGTAGTGGCGCGTCGTCCCGGGGGTGAGCCCTGTATCTGTGTAGCTCGCCGTTGTGCCACTATGCGCAGGAGATACATCGGCCCAGCTACCCGTTCCGGTCGCAGACCACTGGACCCGGTAGCCGGTAATGGCGCTGCCCCCATCGCTACTCGGGGCCGTCCATGTCAGACCAATCCCCGTGCGCCCACTGGCGGTGGCCGTTACACTCGTCGGCGCGCCCGGCACATCTAGCGTCGTGGCACTCGCACTATCGGACGCCTGGCCAGTGCCGCGGGCGTTGATGGCACGGACCCGGTAGTGGCGCGTTGTGGCTGCGGATAATCCGGTATGATTGTAAGTGGTCGCCGCCAAAGATGCCACCAGCTCGGTAAACGTCGTGCCCCCATCGGTAGAGACCTCAACACGATATCCCGTAATCGCGCTTGACCAAGTCTGCGTTGGGGCCGTCCAAGACAGGTTGATCTGGGTCTTCCCCGAAGGCGTGGCCGTCAAGCCCGTCGGCATCCCCGGTACCCCCAACGTAAGGAATGCGGGACTTGACAGATCGGAGTCCGGATTGAAACGATCATCCGTTCGGCTGACGACCCGATAGCCGTAGGTCGTGCCCGCGGTTAAACCAGTATCGGTATAGGTCTGGGTGTTTGGGCCCACCATGGTGGTCAAGAGCTCCCAAAGGTCGCCATCATTGGTCGTCCGATAGACCAGATAGTTGACCAGAGTTTTTTCAGCGGGGATATCCGTCGGAGCGACCCAGGTCACCGTCACCGTGGTCGCTGTGGCCTGCGTGATGGTCACCCCGGTGGGGATGCCCGTAGTCGAGATCGCTTCGGCAGTGGCACTACTGGCCAGCGAAGCAGAGCTGGTGCCGTTGGTATTGACGGCTCTGATCCGATAGTAAAACGTCTCGCCTGGGGTCAATAGGCTGCTGAGATGAAAATACTGTGGACTATCTGCAGCGATTGATGTCGCTAATTCGTTCCAGTCCCTGTTGTCGGTAGACCATTCCACGGTATAGCTGGTCACCGCGCTGCCGCCGTCGTTGGCAGGGGGCTCCCAAAGCAGATAATTAAAATGATACCGCTGCGCGGAGGCGATGAGTGCTCTTGGATCACTGGGAACCGTCATGGTGCTGGCATCCACGGTGGTCGCGCTCGCTGGCAGCGAATAGATCCCCGTCCCTTCGCCATTGATGGCACGCACCCGGTAGTGGCGCGTCGTGGCCGGATCAAGCCCCCGGTGGAGGTAGGTCGTGTCGGTGGACATGGTGTTGGCGACCAGATCCGCCCAGTTTGTGCTCCCGTCGGCCGACCCTTCCACCCGGTAGCCCGTAATGCTACTGCCCCCGTCGTCGGTGGGCGGCGACCAATGCAATTTGATGATCGTGCGCCCGCTGGCCGCAGCTGTCAAGCCGGTCGGATCCCCAGGCACCGTGGTGGTACTGGCATCGACGGTGGCGGATGTTATGAGCGTCTCAAAGTCCGTACTCGTCCCCACCGAGTTGATGGCATAGATCCGGTAGGCCCCGGCCGCCCCTGCATTGAGGCCGCGCTGAATGTAGGTGGTCTCGGTCGTGGTGGCCAGCTCGTTGTATGTAAAGCCATCGGTGATTCTACTATCAATCCGGTAGCCCGTGATGGGCGCGCCCCCAGTATTGCGGGGCGGGCTCCACGATAGTTGTAGGACCGTGCGCCCCACCGCTGTGGCGGTCGGGTCACGCGGTCGCCCGGGCACCGTCGCCGGTCTGGTGGTGCCCATGACGGCGCTGGACGCGGACCCCTCGCCGACGCTGTTTGTCGCATAGACCCGGTAATGGCGCGTCACCCCACCGCCAAGGTTTCGTTGAAAATAGTTCCTATTTAGGCCCGTATTCTCACTCGTCCATGGCGCATTGCCGTCAACCGACCACTCCACCCGGTAGCTGGTAACCGGGCTGCCCCCGTCACTGGCCGGAGCCTCCCAACGCACCCTAAGATTGAAGCTCCCAAACGCAGTGACCTGCACATTGGTCGGCGCGCCAGGCGCGGTCGCGGCGGCAGTCGTCGCATTGGCGGTGGCATAGACGATCCCCCACCCCGCGCTGTTGCGTGCATTGATCCGGTAGTAGTACTGGGTTCCCGCCGTTCGCCCGGTGTGCGCATACGTTCGGCCCGTGCCCCTGTGCGCAGGTCTGACATTGGCAAATCCGCTGTTCTGAGAGGTTGACCACTGGATTCGGTAGCCGGTAATGGCACCGCCCCCATTGATCAGCGGCTCGTCCCACGACAGGTTGATGGTGGTCTGCCCGTCGGCGGTGGCCACAAAGTTCTCTGGCCGACTAGGGACCATGACCTCCGGAGCCGCCGCCGTGGTCGCATCGTCTACGTTGGACGGTTTCCCGGTGCCGTTGGCGTTCATGGCACGCGCCCGGTAGTGGCGCCTAGTGCCTGCGCTTAATCCGGTATGGCTGTAGGTAAGCGCCGTCTGAGAGGCCACCAGTTCGGTAAAGGTCGTGCCCCCATCGCTGGATACCTCTACAACATAGCCGGTGATGACGCTATTCCAGGTCTGAGCTGGGGCCGTCCAGCTCAAATTAATCACCGTCTGCCCGTTGGCGGCTGCGCTCAAGGATGTCGGCGCCCCGGGTGCGCCCAAGGTGAGCGAGTCGGGCGCAGACAGATCGCTTACTGTGGCGGCGGTGATGCTGGCCACCCGATAGCCATAAGTCATGCCCGCGGTCAGACTACCATCGGTATAGGTCAAGGTGTTGGCGGCGACGGATCCGGTCAGCCGCGTCCAGAGATCCCCAGCATCGGTCGTTCGAAACACTTCATAGTTTTGGATTGATTCGCCCTGTGGCACATCGGTCGGAGCGGCCCAGGTCACCGTCACCGAGGTCGCTGTGGCCTGCGTAGCCGTCACCCCCGTGGGAATGCCCGTGCTTGTGATCCCTAGCGCGGTCGCGCTTTCGGCCGCGGTAGCCGGCCCCGCACCGACCGAATTGACCGCCCGCGCCCGGTAGTAAAAGGTTTCTCCTGGGGTCAGCAAACTGCTATAGTGATCGTACTCTACAAAGTTTGACGGAGAGATCCCCGTGGCCAACTCGTCCCAGTTGGTGTTATCTTCGGACCATTCCACAGTATAGCTGGTAATCGCTGCTCCGCCATTGCTACTCGGTGGCTGCCAGCTCATATAGATATGGTGGTACCGCTCGGGGCCAGGAGACAGGTTCGTGGGCGCGCCCGGCACCGTCGCGGTAGGCGTGCCTCCGCTGCCCGTATTGACGACCGTACTCCATGCGCCCATGCCTGCCGAGTTGATGGCACGCACCCGGTAGCGACGCGCGCTGCTGAGCGTCTGACCGGTATGGGCGTAGGTGGTGGCATCGTCGCCGGTGTCGTCTTCTACGTCGGTCCAAGTGCTGCCGTCGGTGCTTTGTTCGATTTCGTAGCCCGTGATCGCACTGCATTTGTCGCTCGCCGGGGCCGTCCAAGACAAGTTGAAGGTCGTGCTGCCGTCACCTGTAGCGGTGAACCCCGTCGGCGCTGCCGGGGCCGCGACCGTGCCGGTGGTGGCATAGGCTTCTTCGGATGCCCCAGCCACTGCGTGCTACCGCGACAGCACTGTCGACATTGGAAGGCGTACTCGTCCCGCCAGTGCTGACCGTTTTCAGCCGGTAGTAAAAGGTTTGTCCGGGGGTTAGCAAATTACTGATATGTTCAAAAAACTGAAAAGTCAAATTATCGGCTAACTCTCCTGCCACCAACCAGTTTGTTTGATCAGAAGACCACTCTATCACATACTTCTTAAAGGTGCCATCAAAATTGGTTGGAATGGTCCATTGGACTAGGACGCGATAAATGCCAACAGTACTTACTCTGACATCTGTTGGCGGGTCGGGCACCCGGATTCGGGAGGTGTTGCCTGTGAGCGTGGACAGGGTAGCGGATGCACCGGCGGGTGGAATGCCTGTCTCCAATGCGATGACGGGGGGCGTACTTGCGTTTGACCGCTCTTGCACCGAGTCAGTGGCAACAAGTGCATTCAGCGAGTCGGAAAAGAGCGCGTTATCTAAAAAATGGGGGGGGGTAGAATCAAATTCCCCGCCGCCGTGCTATGTAGGGGGCTATGAAAGTCAATCTCAGCACCTAAATCCTCACGAATCTCCGCATGCGTATTCACAGACACCATCGGCAATAATAAAGTCAACAACAAAAGAGCACGAACCGTAATCATGATCAAAGAAAAAGATGAATGGATAAAATAGGTCGCAAAACAGGCAAGGAAATTATTCTACGCATGAAAAAATAGGCATCCGCCAGCGGGGGCGGCTATGGAGTTTTTGCAAGCCGAACCGTTTGCAAGCAAATGCTTCGCTAAAAAAATGGGGGGG